CACTCGATGTATTAAAGAACAGATCGCCAGTATCTAGGCTGGTTGTTGGATCAGTAGTGCCAATGCGGTAGGTATTCGCAAAACTCTGAACATCAGTCAGATTTGATGCAACAGTAGTAACATCAGAAATTGCACCGCCAACACTGTTCACATTGCTAATTGATCCAGCAACAGTACCAATTGTATCTGTGCCATTTAGGTTGGTTGCAATCGTACCAATGTTTGCTGTGTCACCAGCCACCGTTGTAACATTTGCGCTGATCCCTGCAACCGTGGTGACGTTAGCAGATATACCAGCAACCGTTGTAACATTACTGCTTACTCCAGCCACGGTAGTCACATTAGCGCTAATGCCAGCAACAGTGCCAATATCAGTACCATCAGCTGCCACAGTCGTAACATCTGAACTAATACCAGCCACAACAGTAACATCAGAACTAATACCACCAACGGCATTAACATTTGTAATATTTGCAGAAACCGTTCCAATTGTATTCGATCCAGAAAGATCGGTAGCTACTGTATTTACATTTGCAATTGATCCACCAACAAGATCAACATTAGTAATGCTAGTAGCCACGGTATCAATTTCAGATATAGCCTCGTTAAGATCATCTGCAACTGTAACAACCTCTGAAACCGCTTCGTTAAGGTCATTAGCAACTGTAATAACATCGGCAATGTTTGTAGCTACTGTGTTTACACTTGCAATATTAGTAGCAACAGTTGTGATATTCGCATCATTTGTAGCTACAGTTGTAACATTTGCATCATTGTTTGCTACTGTGGTTACATCGCTTGATATGCCAGACACAGTTGTTACATCAGTGCGAATTGTATTTACGTTTGTAATTGCATTTGTTGCAACTGTTCCGTCTTGAATGTCTGCAAGCAATGCAATATCAGCAGCAGTATCAGAAACAGACTGAACATCAGCAGTAGATGGGCCAGCTTCTACAGCACCAGTCACAGCATTAAATGCAAGCGTCTTACCTTTACGGTCATCAACAACAGGAAGCGTTAATCCAGCAGCAGCATCATAGTCTGTAAGCTGGAGAGCACGAGCAGCACGATCATCAAGGTCAGCAGCAATAGCGGTAATACGATCAAGCTCAGTGTTAAGTGCTGCAATTTGAAAAGGCCCAGAAGTTGGGAAGTCAGTAGTGCGCTCAATATCAATGTCGCGCGTAATAACAACCGTTGATCCACCAGATGCACCTGTCACACTAATAACAACCGTGCCAGTAGAGCCATCGCCACCAGTTGTTGTGTAATCAGTAGTTAATGTTTTTAACGTCCCATCAACGTAAACATTAAGATCATCATCATCAAAGAACTCAAACGGCACAGTAAATGATGTTTGAGTAACACCATCAGCCACAGAGTATGATATACGAGGCGAATTATCTGATAAGTTAATTGTCATACCGTTTACCTTTTTTTAAGCAATTAACATTGCACTATGTTTTGCTCAACGCACAAATATTAAGGTCTATTCGGTAGTGACCCAGCAATATCCATAGCCGTATCTTTAAGCAAACCTTGGAAAGCAAAAGCATTTATTAGTGGAGTGTGCCGCACTAAAGCCTTTGCACCATCACTCATATTACCAGAAAGCATGTCGCCTATTCCTTGCGCAACACCATAAGTCCAATCGGCAGGTGCGCCACCAAACGATGCTAATGCACCAAGCATGTCTGGTTCTGCTTTAAATTTAGGAGAAATGAATGTCTCATTGGTAATACCCATCTCATGCGCCATTGTTATAGCTCTGTACGTCAAGTCAGAATAAAGAGCAGCAAGTCCAGAAAAATCAAATGATCTGGCAATTTTGTCCTGTGGCTCCATGTCATTCCAAATGTAATCTGGTGTACGAACACGAACAATCATAGAGCCTAGACCCATTGCAACAGCCATATGCGCCATTGGATTGCGCACTGATCCCGCTGCATAGTTTGCTGTAATCTTACTTAATGCACCCATTGTATAGCTGTAGAAAGTAAACGGCAGCGCAAGTAATCCAGACTCAACCCGCGCATATCCAAGCACACGGCTATCTTCTTTCAAACCAAATTGGCGACCCAAGCTTATAGGAACGTAAGCAACACCGTCCATCATAATTGGCTTATCGGCAGGTGTACCCATAATTACTCGGTTCATAATCCCGCTGCGCAAAGCATTGCGAAACTCTTGTACCACCAACTCATCAGTCCAAGCCTCAGTGTTAGCTAAGAACAAACCCTGATCTGTTTTTTGCACTGGCATTTCTGAAATACGCTGCGCTAATTCAGGCGTAATGTTATACCGCGCCAAAAACTCTTGCTCAAACTTGGTTGCTTTATCCTTGGTCAACTTCATTGAAGCTTCGATAATTGTGTGGCTGCGCACTAAACCATCTAAGCTTTTGGCTGCGGTAGTAACCAAAGACAAACCATTAGCAATATAGAAAGCATTGTTAAGCTTATCGAATGTACCTTTGCCAAACATATCATTAGATAAACTTTCCATGTAACGCAGATGCGTTGTTCCCATGGTAATTTCTAGCGCCTCACCAGCAAGATTAGCCTCACGCTTGCCCATCTTAAATGCAGAATTGTTGGAGTCTAATATAGACAAGAAAGCTTTGCCTATAGTGTTCATTTCGTGATCCATGAACAAAGTAGACAAGTCGCCAACCGCAGCAATTCCAGATGAACCAAGGAATGTCCAACTTGTCGCAGTGCGTAGTGCATCAGCAAGTTTTGTATCTATTGCATCAGCGCGTTTAAGGGTAGTCCCAACAACGCGATCATAACTATGAACAAAGTTCTTAATGTATTGATCTATCTCTTTCTTAGAATAACCACGCTCACGCATATAGTTGCGGTAATATTCAAGACGAGCCTCTAAACTTTGAAGTCCACCATTCTCAGGATCAACAAAACGCTTATGATATTCAATCTTAGGCGCAACACGATTAGTGTAAGCAATCATCAGTTCCTTAACATCAGTGACAATAAAGTCTTTTATTTCTGAGTTTGGAATGTCGAGCGTTCTTTCCATGAAGTGCTTGCCGCGACCAAAGCCAGAGAAGATTGCCTCAATCGCTTCTTCTTCTGTTTCTTCCATGATTGCAGCAATAGTAGATTCCGCACGTTTTGCAACTTCTTCTGGTGCTGTACTCAACTTGCGAACAACAACCTGACCGTCTTCGATGGTGCGTATCTCTGGATTATTGCGATACCAGCGCATCAATATATCTTTGAATACTTGGCGATCTGATGCAATTGCTTGACGGTTAAAGAAACGTGGAAGGTATCTAGCCTTTGGCTGACTATCAACTGTGTCCAAGTATCTTTTTAAATTATCAATCTGGGCAACAAGATCATCTACAGATTTAGATAAAGTGCCAAGCCCCTCTCGCATTTTGGGCGTAAGGTCTAGCTTACTGCGCATTCCGTATAGATCATCAATGTTCTTAGCTGATGAGATCATGTCAAATAGCTCATCAAACCGTGTCATTTCAGCTTGCTTCTCTACTAGCTCACGTTGCAAATCATCTTGCAGCTTTAATTGCTTTGCGGTTAAGCCGCGTGTTTGTGCGGTATTAGCCAATGAGCCAAGCTTGTTTGTAAGCTTTTCATATTCTGTTGACAGCTTTGCTTGCTGACCTTGCATCCACTGTTTGTTTTGCTGGATGATGCCATTTGTCATAGAAATCTTTTCGCCTTTGCGACCAAGAGCTTCTATGAACTTAGTCTCAAACATATCTCGGCTATTGATAAGACCAAGGTCTTCCATTTCTTTGCGGTAATTATCAAAGAACTTTTCAAGCGCAGCAACAGATCGAACCTCTTGATCTGTTAGCTTTTCGGCAGGGATTTCATCTACATACAATCGACCAATGTGTGTATACCACTCTTGCTTGGTGTAGCTTTCTTTGCCAATGCGGCCCCTAATCTTTTCCATCGCATTGCGTAATTCCAAGTTCAGAACCTGAACATCGCCACGCCCCTTGGCTGACATTAGCTCATTGTATGTAGAGTCTAACTGCTCAAGCGTAGCAAACCATTCACCTGCGCGGCGACCAGAGTTTGTAAATACAGAAGAACCCGCAGACTTACCAAGCTGGTTCATAACCAGCGGCATACCGTTGTCGCCAGCCAATGCCAGCATTTCCATTTTTAGAAATTCATCATAGCGTTCG